TATTGACAATAGGCAATGTATAGCCTATATATATAATATAGTCAATTAAAAAATGGAGAAATTTAAAAATGAATATTTTTAAACATAAAATTAAACTAGATAAAGAATTATCTAATTCTCTTGAAGATCGTTTAGGAAACAATTTTGATGGAGATTATTTAATTGCTTATTCTGATAAAAAAGATTTCAACACTAAAAAAGATAATTTTTTCTTTATTCAACAAAAAGATAATAAATTTTATCTTGATTTAGAAAGAAGCACTTTTGAAAGTGTTGATTTAAAGCCTTTAGAAAATGACTTGATGGATTGGATGGTTGAAGTCGGTTATTGTGAAAAGGTAAATTTAATTAATGGAGAAAACTAAAATGGAATATAATAATTTAAAAATGAAAGTCATTAATCAATTAAATATTAATGATGAAGAAGAGTTAAAGCAAACTTTCACAGATATTACTAATAGCCCACATGGTGCAAGTGGTGGATTTAATGGTTTTATTTATTATAGTGAAACTTGTAAATTTGCTAGAGAAAATATTAAAGATATTTTTGACTATGCAGTTGAACAAGCCGAGCAGTTAGGAGAAGGAGTTTATAAAATGATTTCTAGTTTTAACTGTCTCAATGATATGGATGTGAAAGAAACGGAAGTCGCCTCAACAATTCATTTAGCACTTAAAGGAGTTGAAGACGATCAAGGTATGGAAACTCAAATTTTAAATGCTCTTTCATGGTATGCATTGGAAGAAGTCGCCAGAACGGAGGTTGATCATTACGGCATTTAATTAGATTCGGACTTGTTCGGATTGGGGAGCTAAAAGCTCCCCTTTTTTTTTGCCAGCAAGCTGGCAGCAACCAGGTTGATCGGAAATTGTTCGGTTTAGGAGGGCGTTGGCCCTCTTTTTTTTTGCCGCACGGCTGGCCGCAACCTGGCGTCCGCAGGAATAAAACGAACAATTGTTCGGAATATCAGCTAATTCAGCAGGGCCCAGCAGCAGGGCCCAGGTTCGGACTTCGGATTCGGATTCGG